TTAAGGGGCTAGAAGGTTATCCGTGCCATAAATCACGCTTTTTGAGCCAGTCAGAGAAGGGAAATTCTTTTATGACGTGCTTTTTTATGGCTTTGTTTTGCTCCATTTTTCGAACCCGTGCATATTGGATAGCGTCTAATTTTTCTAAAAAATCAATTTCCGTGCATGTGCCATTGTGGAAATATACAATTAAAGTAAACATAAATACCCATTATTTATAGTGCTTGCACATTACGCTAACAAAATCAGAATCTTTGATAATCTGAAAATCAGTAAACGCGCTTGATTTATAACTGTGGTTCATTACCCAGTGCTTATTTATGTAAATAGGCGCATGCACATGTACGTGCGCGGTATCCGTTTCACTATCGCGCACAATTTCCACTGACACGTTTAACCCGTATTTTGTAGGATGTAGCATTTTTAACCCCTTAAATAGACTTAATTTTGATTACTTTAGCCATTTTTACACCGTGCGCGGGATATGCGATCAATGGCACGTCTTTTTGCCAGCATGCACGGCAACCGCTGCACTTTCCCGCATTCTCATAAGCGCGACAGAGTGTCATTTTTTCCGTGGCATGCGCTGCCGTGGGTACTATCACGCTACCGTGTAAGCCGTCGATATAAGAGCCGTCGACGCTATCACTAGAAAAGCGAAGCGCTACATTTTCAAGAGCTGCCATTTTTCGGAAAATGTTTTTGTATTTAGGGAATTTATGCATGCGAGTAGGGAGCCAGTGTTTAACCCACGGCGTGAGCTTCATTACTTCATAGACTTTTTCGGCTAAAGCCAGCGAGTAAAGATCGCCACTGTCTAGCCAGCGGAAATATCTATCACTATCTAGCGTTTTCACCATATCGCTAACCCAGTCTAAGCGCTGCCAGTCTTCCCGATTAGATAGCCGTGGGGCTTTTACATTAGGATAATGATAGTTGCCAGTCGTGGCATAGCATCCGCTGCATGCGTCGACTAAAGTGCCGTCTCCATTCAAAGAGCCAGGGCATGTGTCTAGCGCTTGGAGGCTCCAAGAGCGAATCCCGTCAAGTTTTGAGGTTTTAGAAATTTTGATCATGATTGACGCCTATTAAAAAAGAAAAGAAAAAGATTAGGACAATGCAAGCTCAACGCCTAGAAGGTTTCCAAGAATGGCATTGTAAATATCGCGTTTGGAATGATAGTAGTCAGCGAAGCGCTCACCCGTGCGATAGTTTCTCCACTGATTTTGCAAATAATTAGCTTCTAAATCAGCTACTAAAGAATTGTCGCGATAGTAGTCTTTGAAGCCTTCTAGATCATAGTGAGCGATAAAGCCAGCGCAACCGTTTAAAAAGTCATATCCACGTTTATTGAGCTTTTCTATGTTGCCGCATGCTGCCAGCACGTTTTTAATGATTAGCGCTTTGGTTTTAGTGTCGATTTTTTCCATTTTTTAACCCATTATTTAGTCAGAACGTCGAAATAAGCCAGCATGAAGGCCAGCATGGAAACCCAGTAGAAGGCAAAGAGTGCAAAATTTAAGACTTTATTCATAATTTCACCTATTAACGTGCAGAGACACGGATCGCAGAGAATGCCGCGCCTTGCGTGGTGTGAGCCGTGATCAATTGGCGGGAAGGATTAAAGTGATTAGCCACGCTCTGCCAGTCAGTAGAAATTCTGCCAGCGGAAAGGATGACGGCAGCTTTATAAAGACGGCCTTCTATCTTGGGAGTGCCAGCGGCTTCGATAGCGGCCTTTAAAGTCTTTTCGATAGCTTGGAGGTCAGCTATCTGTGCGCGGATGTAACCCAGTTGATCAACGGCTTCGGCGGCAGTGATAACGGGAGAGACGGAAGGGGAGAGAGTAGACATGATTAACACCTTTTAAAAAGAAGATTAGACGGCAGCAGTCGGTTTTTGCGCTGCAAGAATTACATTTTTTAGCTTGATAGCTTCTTTCAGCTCTTGCATGGTATCGAAGGCACGGACACCACAATCTGGTTCATCCTTGAATGTATAGCCTTCCGCAAGAGTGGCAATGTATCCATGTTCTAAATCGGTTTCATTGTCTATGTGAGAAACGTGCTTGGGGAGTTTCATGATTAACGCCTTTTAAAAATTCCTAGAAGCTGCTAGGTTCAGTTAGTCTGAAGACTTGGAAAGAATGTAGCACCGTTTTTCGGATTGTCTAATGATTCTTTTCTATGCCGTTTTGACTGCCGATAGTCTTTGATTATGTAGCCACAAAAAGAAAAAGAAAAGAGATTAATCGGGGCCTTGGTTTGCTCTTCTTATAAGGGATTAGATAGACAGTGCTATAGGGTTAGATATACGGCTCGCCTAGGCTTAGGGCTTGATCATGCACGGATAGACGCTATCCATTGATAACCCATAAAAGACTAGAAGACACTCCTAAGCACATCGATACGCAATCAGCTTATGCGCACATGAGACAATCAAGCATAAGAAGCTCACTTGATATAACGTAAGCGCATATAGATCAATGCTGCCAGTCTATTTGATATAACGGGCATTATGTAAAGTAGATCAGCCTATAGTCAGCGCCTATGCGGTCAGCCTAGCCGATAGGCCCCCCTTATGACCATAGCGAGGGGGCGCAGGGACTGGCCTGTAAAACACCTATCGAAACTTAGTTCAAACACCTATCAAAACATAGTCCCAAAAAAAATTTTATAGTCCTCAAAAAATAGTTTTGAAAATGTAGATCTATAATCAAAGCACAGCACTTTCAAGGCGAGGAAGCTCACTTGCCAAAAGCCATAGATGCCAAGAAACTCGCGCTGTCGCAATAGCGGGGAAGAATCTAAGGAACGAGCGCTAACATGCATGAGGATTGCTGATGGAGCCAGTGGTAGCAGCAGCCAACCCAGTAATGGGTTACGGATTATCGGGGGTTCGACTCCCCCCAACAGTCCTCAGTCGTGTTGGTTAAGCAGTCGCTATGCCCATAGCATAGAGGGACAAGCCGCTGAGTAATTGGTGGTGCAGGACTGGGGATACTTGGTCGCCAACAACCCTTAAAAAAATCGCGGTCTTGCTCCGCTGAAAGGTCTTATGGGACTCCTAGATGGCGATATGCCTGAAATGCCAGAGAAGGCAGACATTGATGGCTTGAATGCCAAGACCAATGCTGAGATGCGTGATACGCTGGTTAAAACCCAGATGCTTGGTCCTGACAAGACTGGTGCTGCTAATGGCGGCTACTGGCGTGAATTGGCTAAGGTGTGGCGTATTGCACCTATTCAGGCTCGTCGTCGCCTCTGTGCCAATTGCGAGTACTTTGACAACACCCCTGAGATGCTGGCTGAGATGGAGTCAATTCCTGAAGACCGTTTCGATGCCGATGGCGGTGGTCGCGGTTACTGCCACAAGTTTGAGTTCATTTGCCACAACCTGCGTGTCTGCAAGGCGTGGGAACGTAAAGATTACGAAGAAGCTAAATAAGGAGCGTTCATGGCTGGTTTTCCAATGCGTAGAGCGTTAGAGAAGAAGATTGAAGAGTTGGGTGGGATTGAGTTTGTCTCGTCCCATATAGCCGAGGGAATGACTATTGGTCGCCTGGCTGAGTTCATTGAGTGTTCTCGCCCAATGTTGTCCTTTTGGATCAATCAGACTGAAGACCGTAAAAATGCCGTCCTTTCCGCACGTAAGCTCAAAGCTGAAAAACTGGCTGAAGATGCTATGGACATCGCTGATTTCGCTGATGGTGCTTCCTCTTCGGCTGTCAATAAGGCTCGTCTACAAGTGGATACTCGTAAATGGATGGCTTCTAAACTCGATCCTGAAGGCTTTGGCGAGAAATCGAACACCGAAGTAAACATCTCGATTGGCGACCTACATCTTCAGGCTTTGAAGCACATGGGAAAAGCTATCGAAGCCACAGAAGTCATAGAGAATAACTAATGGCGACAAACCCGTTTATTGAGTTCATCACAAAGTATCGCAATGACCCAGTTGCCTTCGTCCGAGAAGTCCTTGGAGCCGAGCCTGATGAATGGCAAATCGACTTCCTTAACGCTGTGGCAGCAGGAAATCGTAAGATCTCTATACGCTCAGGACACGGTGTGGGCAAGTCTACAGCGGGTTCATGGGCCATGCTGTGGTATTTACTCACGCGCTACCCCGTCAAAGTTGTCGTTACAGCGCCTACCTCTAGTCAGTTGTACGATGCACTCTTTGCAGAACTGAAGCGGTGGGTCAAAGAACTCCCTGCGCCTATTCAAGAGCTTCTCGATGTCAAACAAGAGCGTATTGAACTCAAAGCCTCCGCAACCGAGGCCTTCATTTCTGCTAGAACCTCACGAGCCGAGCAACCAGAAGCACTCCAAGGTATCCACTCAGAACACGTCATGCTCATCGCAGACGAAGCCTCTGGTGTCCCAGAACAGGTATTTGAAGCTGCTGCTGGCTCTATGTCTGGTCATAGCGCTGTTACTATTTTGTTTGGTAACCCTGTC